TTTATCCTTTAATAGCCAACCTTGAGTAGAGTCTACGTAAACCAATGTAAAACCTGCTCTCTCGGTTGACACTGTTAAATCTGCTGCAGAACCCTGTATGTTGTGTGAGTTTCTTCCTACTGTTAAATTGTTAGTATCAAAAGTACCTGCGTAATCTATAAAAGTTATTTCATCACCAATCGTTCCTGATGATGGTAATGTTGCTGTGAAAGCTGCTGATGTTGTATTACAAAAATATCCTTCTCCTGCTACTGCAGTAAAGCCTGAAGTTTTTACAGCTTGGTATGATGTACCACCTGATACTTCAGCAAAAGATAATTGACCAACACCCGTTGTTCCTGAACCTGATACCGATGCAACTTTTAAAAATCTATCTGCTGTAACGTTACCTGTTGGGAATTTTAATTCGTATGATTGACCACTCGAATGCGGCGGAGAGGTTAGCTTAATTCCGTGGGAGTTAGACTCGCAGTTAAGCTGAAGTGAACCTGGATTTGTTGCACCTAAAACTTCTATAAGACCAGTTCCTTTAGGTCCAACTTTTAAATTTATATTAGAATCACCACCTGTTGCTTGAATTGATGGTGCATTTCCTGTTGCAGAGTTTGTTACATCAATTTGGTTTACTGCAGACGATGTTGTTTGAAATATAATCTGTTCATTTCCATTTTCGTCGCCTATAAAATGTGCATCATCAATTAAAATATTATGTGAATTGGTATCTAAATTTCCACCTAATTGTGGTGATGTATCGTCTACAACATCTCCACCTGTTTGAATTTCAATTATATTTGGATTTGTTGCGTCAGGATTAGCTGATGCAAAAATTATTTTAGTTGTTTTTGTTGTAGCAGAAAAAGTAAAACTATCACCAGATCCTGTAGCGTATTTAAATTGTACCGTGTAAGCACCTGATGTTGAATTTTTTAAAATATAAAAGTTTTGAACGTCGTTTGGAATTGTAACAATTTGATTACCTGTAATTGTACCTGTAAACTCTATCATTCGGTGCGCAAGTTCTGCACCTGTGTTACCATCTGTGACTGCTAAATCAGTTGTTTGCGCACCACCAGCTATAGATTTTTGTATAAATCCACCAGATATCTGTTCAATAATATCTAAGTTGGTATTTGTTTTATTTCCCCATGTACCGGCGTTTTCGCCAGTCTCCATTTTTTCAATACCTAATGGTGTAAATGTTGATGCCATATTAAGCTGCTTCTCCTGTTACGTCGTTATAGCTTGTATTTGAGCCTGTTGCAACATCTGAATACGAAGTATTAGAACCCGTTGAAACATCACTATATGACGTGTTACTTCCTGTGTCAATATCTGCGTAAGCTTTAATAAATGGTGTTCCTACGCTTGCCGTAGCTGATTGACCTGTTAATCCCACTACTTGATCTTTTGGATCTATTGAACCAACAGCACTAGAGAAAGATACACCAGTTAAGCCCATAACTTGATCTGCTGGATCTATTGCTCCTACAGCGGCGGTAGCAGCTTGACCTGTTAGTGTAACAGCTACAGAGCCTGTTCCTAATATTGTACCTAAACTAAAGTCTGCTTGCACTCCTGTTAAAGTTACATCTTCATTTGGAACAACAACCGTTCCCTGTTGAGATGTAATTGAAAAACCTGTAGGGAAAATAGCAGTTCCAACGAAAGATATTGGAGTTCCTAATGTAGATGTTATTGATAATCCTGTTAGAGATACATCTTCATTTGGTGCAACTGCTGTCCCTAAAGATGAAGTTATAACTTGACTTGTTAAACCTACAAACTGATCTGCAGGATCTACTACTCCAATTGCTGATGTTATAGATTGACCTGAGATAGTTGGTGTAACAGAAACATCAGGTGTTGCTGTTCCTTGAGCAGATGTAATCGAGAAGCCAGTAACGGATACTGATTTAGGTATAACTGGTGATATAGAACCAACTGATCCTGTAAAAGAATTTCCTGATAATGTAATATCAGCAGTTCCTGTTAATGTTAAAGAGCCTACACTAAAAGTTGAAGATAATCCTGTTAAGGTAACTGTCTCGTCAGCGAGTTGTCCCCAACCACTATCACCCCATGCTTTTGCACCCCAACCGGTTGCAAGTAAAGCATCACGATTCCAATATGCTTGTCCCCAGGTGAATCGACCCCATCCTGATTGAACCGACATCTTGGTCCTCCTATGCTAGTCTAATGATAGCGTTTGATGCGTCTGCTGCAGGAAACTGAATTGTAAAAGTTCCGTTAGTCGCTGTCTTGTCTGAACCGAATGCAATTATTGCAACAGAGTCAGTAGTATTAGAACCACCGTTTGTTGTTGTGTTGTATATCATTGCACCGTTTGCTGTGAAAGAAGCTGATGAAAAAGAAACATCATCAAAATCTGTAAACGCTGTTGTTGAAGATAATGAAACTCCTGAATTTGTAAGAGCCGTACCACCTGCAGAATAAGCGGAACCCGATGTATTTGTAATTTCTTCTGATGTTGAATAGTCAGTTGTAGCTGCACCTAAACTTGCACCACTATCAAAAAGTGCAATTTTAAAAGTGTGTCCACCAGATGATTCAAAACTGTGTTTACCTTGTAAAAGTTCTTGTTTGAAACTTGAACATATTGCCGATGTTATTGCCATATCTTATCTCCTAAGGGTTCGTTGATGGTATTGTTAATCTAACAGCGCCGTCGGTATAATCGTCTCGTCTTCTTCTGCCGATTTGTTCAACACCTAACTTATCTACTTCTTGTTTATACTTTTGCTCGTATAATGTCAACATATCTGCCGGGCCTTTTAAGAAGGCATAAGTCTCTGCCAAACAGCAATATAATAAGCCATTTGGGAAGTTTAGACTAATATAATTAGTGGTGTTATCCGAGGCCAGAGTAGCTGGCATTTTATTATAATGCACTCTAAATTTGTAGGTACTATCTGGTGTTGGAGATAAATATATACGCCCAGAATTAGTGTCACCATCTCCAGTAGCTGCACCAAACATAGCGTAGTATTTTGGCTTACCTCTTTTTGAGGATTCTGTTGATGGAACATATTCTTGTAAATAAGTAACGTCTTTTTTCTCTAGATAAGTATTTGCTCCTGTTGTGGCACTTGTAGAATCGTAAACCTGTATACCTCTAATAAACAATGATCCTCCTGGAGCATTTATAGTTTCTTGACCTGTAACTAAATTTCCTGTTTGTTGTTTTCTATCTGCATCAATAGGCACATCACGCATAATTCTATATTGTGCATTTAGAATAATATTTTCTAAAATATCAGTTGTTAAAACATTTGAATCTACTTCTGTGTAGTTTCTAATTTGTGTAACTAAAGTAGTATAACTAATTCCTGCCATTATGGTGTTAATGTTGCCGGTCCAGCCGTAACTAACATTCCTCCTGATTTTTCTGTTACGTTAGGAGTCGATCCTAACACAAAAGTATAATTATTTGTACCTGTTACTGTTATACTAAATCCTGAAGCATTTTCAAATGCTGTAAATGCTACACCACCAGGTGATCCATCAACATTTCTAAATCTAACTGTATCTGAGCTAGATCTGCCGTGACTAGGATCTGTTACTGTAATCGTTGTGCTGCCAGATGTAATATTAAAAGGATTACCAGGCAACAAACGATCTGTAGCTGGTTCTGTTCTAGCTGGTTTTGCCATTGGTAAACCTTGTGGATCGGCTCCATGCGCTTTTGGCTCTAATTGTGGTTGCTTTGGTTCAAACTCAGAAATATGTACTTTAGAACCATTCCATTCTGTTACCATTTCTTTGTATGGAAATTCCATTCCTGATCTATCAGATATAAATTTAGCGAATTTACCTTTTGCAAAATTAGACATTTGGATAATAAGTTTTCGGGGTTATGTATGAACTTGATGATGAACCATCTTCAGCTAAAGCTCTTTGTAATTCATCTTCATAATACAGTTTCATTTGTTGTGATAATTCAGGTTTAAATTTTTGTGATAAATAATAAGCTAAACCTGATGCCATACATGGTACAAATCTATATGGAACATCTGTTGCGTTAGTATAATCGCCAACATCTTGTATTCTTTTTACATAATAATAATTAATTGTATTACCAGCTTCTGATGAACCTGGTGTCAAATACAAAGTGATTGTAACTTTGTCTATAAATCTTTGTACAAAATATTGTGAAGGTGTTCCTGTTGATGTTTTATTTGATAAAGCTTGATATGTAGATCTGTTTATTTTTGTAAGAGGTGAATCAACACTTGAAGAGTTTCTGTAAACAGCTTCTAATACATCGTCAACACCATACACAGCTGTGGTGCTAGAAGTGCCATCACCTGTTGATCTAAACATCGTATACTCTGCTTGGTCTGCAACTAGTGTGATAGAATTATTAGCTACTTCCCAATAGTGAAGTCCTCTATTACCCCACTCTTGAAACATAATATTAAGAGATCGTCTTGCTTGTTTTAACTGATTACCAGAAACACCTTGCAATCCAATTCTTTCATATG